GGTGGATTTTAGCCCTCTTTTTTAGTGTTTGCTGATTTTGTAGCCTGTTTTTAGACTGGGCCTAGTTTCTCCTCTATTTTTAGCGCCCCGTTTTGTGCCCTATTTCTGTGGGCCTTTTTAGACTAGCTTGGGGTCCCTTTTTAGGCTCTTCTTGCTATGCGCTATTTCTTAGGGTCCTTTTAGACTATTCTTGCTATGCGCTATTTCTTAGGGTCCTTTTAGAGGCTTTCAAATGGTCAAATTGCCCAAATGCCTATTTTGAGACCCTCTTTTAGGCCTTTTAACTGCAGCCTATTTCTTAGGGTCCTTTTAGAGGCTTTCAAATGGTCAAATTGCCAAATTTGAGACCCTCTTTTAGACCTTTAAACTGTAGCCTATTTATTAGGGTCCCTTTTAGAGCAAATTGGGTCAAAAATTGAAGGCCGATATAGACGATTAAGTTAGGTGGGAAAAGAGTTCATACAGCAACTAATACTGATTACCTATCATATTTCTGAACTCTGTCAAAGGATGCCTACAGCAACTAACTACAATACGTTAAACCTGGTATCCTGTTAATCTGGGTTGGGTTATTGGAGGCGCATACAGCAAAACTATTCTCGTAAATGAATATCGCGCCTTGTAATATAATACCAATCTAGCCGATAGAATATTTATTTGATTAGTCGAGTGTATTGGACACGATCTTTAAGACGAACATGCCAAAAATACATTGATTAATCATTTGAATAATTCTCACAGACATTGTGGTCCTTACAGCAACCATACTTTTCAAAGTTTGAAAAACCCACCAGGACCGCGTTATAGGAAATCTGTGAAGGTTTCCTACAGCAAAACACATTGCTTATACAGACTGATGACGCCGCAGGAGGATGATTCATTATACATTGTTTCTAGCGCCTGAAAAGGTGTAGTAGAAACGCCTGCATTTTATTTATTTTTCAATTGACACTAACTGATTAAAAAATATTTATGTTTTTAAGGTTTTTCGATTTTGTATTTTGTTTTTTAATTACTGTGACTACACTCCCCAGAAGTTATGGACTGACGCCTCATCAGAGGGGCGAATAGGGTGCAGAACACTGTGAACGCGCTCACGAACCGGGTCGTAGCGCGGGTCCTCCAGCATCGCACGGAGCATCGCGTTAGGCGTGAGTGCATCTGCGCCACGGGTCGTCAGGACCTTGAGCAGAGAAGGGCTCCAGCCGGCAACCTGGATGACACCCTCCTCATTTACCGTCGCCTGGAAATCCTTGTACTCGGCACGAAGGTTCCAGATGATAATGCGTGGAGCCTGCCAGCCGTTGCCCTCGCCGAAGAGTTGCTCGCCGGCAAGACGGAAGGCGCGGCGCGCAATCTGGGCGTGCGTCTCGTGCTCCTTGGTCTTGACCGCCTCGGTGTGGCGAGAGCCCGTGTAGCGCCCGCTGCTATCGCCGCGAGCCGCCTCGTCAAAGCCCATGTCCGTCAGGACGATGAGGTCCTTGGGCTCCTGGCCCGGCAGAACGGCGTGCGCCTTGAGGTGGGACAGCACCAGGTTATAGGCAGCCTGGAAGTCCGTGCTCGTGCCCTGCGCAAGGTGGCGCACCTCATTGACGCGGTCCACCAGGTCTGTGGTCCTGAACTTGTGGAGCGTCGGCGTGCTGTCAAAGGTCAGGATGTGGTTCGCGAAAATACCCGTATTGACCTCCGAGATGAGGCAGCCTAGCGCCATGGAGACATTCATCGGCGTACCACTCATCGAACCACTGAAGTCGCACATCGCGAGAGTGCGGTCCAGAGCGCCGGCGCGACGGACTGGGTCCCTGATTGCGTTCCAGGACGCCTGGATAGCGTTGCGCTCGGAGACTGCGGAATTTCTGTCTCCCTCGCCCGCCAGGACACGGGCCACCAACTCGTGCGGGAACACAGTGTCCGCGCCGTTAACCTTGGCCTCTCCCTTGGCTGCCTTGGCAAAGTGCTCGCTAAAGCGCTTCTCGCAGGCGATGCGGTCATCCTTGGTGGAGGGTGTCTTGCGCCCGTGCTCACCCTTAACCGGCTGGTTCAGAAACGCAGCGCGGTACTTGGCGAGAGCGCGGCCAGGCACATGGCTGGGGTCAATGTCCGCCCAGGAGCCGCCGCACATTGTGGTCTCCACGGTCTTGAGAACCTTGTTGACAGCCGAGATGCGCTTGCGATACTCGGCCTGGGGCTGGCGGCTACGCGGGCACAACTCGAGCGCGAAGGTGCGGGCCAGACTTGCGCGCGAGTCCTTGTTGCTGTGCTCACGCGGAAGCCACTTCGCAACCAGGGAAAGTTTGGGCTCCTCACTACGAGCCTGGGCGGCCGCGAGAGTAGCCTCGTCCTTGAGGAACTGGCTCACAGCAAGACGGCGGACAAGACCCTCGGTCTCGATGCCGTCTAGAGCGAAGAGGTCGCGCCAGCAGCCGTACTCGGGTACCAGGTCGAGCGTGGCGTGAGCCAGAGCGGGCTTGGTGGCAGTCAGAGCGGTGAACAGATGCGTGAACAGATCGCGCTCACCCTTGCCCCCGCGCACATCACGGGTCTGAAAGGTGAGGACAAAGAGGTCCTCGAGTACATTGTCGTCGCCAGAGGCAACGATACGATCCACATGGTTGCGGATGAACTCGGGTGTCTGCCCGCGGTTGAGCATCACAGAGAGGTCGAGGAGCGCGGAGCCCGTTGTCGCGTAGACGTCCGAGCCCTTCACGCCGGTAGAGAAAGAGGGATTAGATGCAGAAGCCATTTTATTTTCTAAATGGCGTTGGTTCCTTTTAAAGTTGAAAAATAGGTTGTACCTTCTCTTCAATTTTTTAAGCATCATATTCAATAACGGCGGCTACGACGAGTCTTGCGCCCCTTTCTCCGACCGCCGGCCTGTAAATCACAAAATTCCTTCTTTACCTTCACAAGGTACTTATAACTTTCGTCAATCTCTTCTTTGGCGTCATTGTTATTAGCAGCAGCGTCACGCATATCAGCATAACTCGATGATAAAGATTGGAATTCATCGATATTATTTTTTATAGTTTCTCTCAATTTCATACTACGCTTGAGCCAACCTCCTACATTCGAAATATCAGCCATTTGTTTCTATTTGGGCTATTTATTAATTTCTCGGGGTGCTGTAATAGTAAAATTGATAAAGGATAGGCATTTACATCCGTATCAGAATGTCACTAAATCCAGTTTTCACAGAAAGTAATACACATCGTATATTACAAGCAGCATTTAGAAAACACGCACATAAAATCGCCGTCGATGCTGTCTATGATGTGAGGCGACCCTCAATAGATGCCTTCGATGAAATGAATAAATTTTGTAGAGAAAACCATATAAGATTTGAAACACGTGTATTTAATTCAGAAACTCTAGTTGAAGACCGAGAATACATTGAAAAACTTCCAGCATTTCAGTTTTATATATTTGGAGATTACGAGAAAACCGTCTATCCGACAGGAGCCATTTCTGTACTAAAAGATATGGTCTTGAACCTCGATAAGAAGCCTCCACAATCGGTCCCTTGGACATTTACAATACCAAAGTTCACATTCTTTACCCGTAAAAGAGTGGCTATTGTATCTGCGAGTGCCCCAGAGAATACATTTGAATAATTTTTAAGTTATTATAAATATTGCAAAAAGAAAAACCATTCTTCTGGGCACTGCGATTTAAACGATAGTTCGTAATAATTGATTGTATGAATCCAATCGTATTTATCAGTCGTTATTAAAGATGTCATTATGAATTGGTCCACAATTGCAGGTATTTTATACTTATTATACATTTCTAACATTGTATTATACACTTCACAGTATTCTTCTATGTAATCTGCGTGAGCAAGAATGAGCCCTCCTGCGATAAAATAATCGTTTTTCTTATATCTAAAAAATTGTTCGTTGCGTATGGGTTTTAGATTTTGAAAATATATACCTGGCGCTAAATGAAAACGTTGTGTAAATTCGTTTGCATGCTCTAACCATGCATCTGTACGCACGCAACCTGCATCGATCCATATCAGCCATTCTTCCGTTGGATATAACTTCTTGGCTTCGTGTAAAAAATTTTTCTTGCTCGCCCAAATAATACCCAATTCAGGCGTATGGTAAAGTTCAGGATCTAATTTTTGTTGTTCTAGCCAAAAATCATATGGAAATACTTTCAGCAACGGTAGATCGTCAAATTCACAGAATATAAATTCAACAGAGGTTATATCAAAGCCTAAATATACAAAGTCTCTATACATATCTTTGGTACAAAAAAATAATAATCGCTTATCTTTGAAAAAAGAAAAGAATCTTCTTAAGTAGCCTATATAAGCGCCGTGAGGCTGTTTACTTGGAATTTTGTAATATGCTGATACGCATAGTACCATTACTATACAGTTTGAAAGAATCTTTTAAGTATAATCTTAAAAGATTCTTTACTTTATAAATATTCTACTATTTTAAATTATATAGGAACGGAAGTTTAACCATAATATAACGGATACTACACTACCTACAATAAAGCCATTACCAGCACTCATCAGCGATTTTTCAACGAAGTAATAGAAAAATCCTGGCACGATCACATACGACAGCAGAATATAAAATATCATTGTACCTACGAATTGCTCGAACCCCTTCATTTTATACTAGTATGTTATATTATTAACCGGAAGGACTGTTTCTATAAACATTATAATCTACTATTGAGTTCATTCCCGGAATATACTTTCCGGCTATTGGTTAAGAATGTCTGCTCCTGCGAATACGATAACGGTGGAAGAAAAGACGAATAAGCGAAATGAGGCAAAGAAGCGTAGCATTACCGAGAAGACTGAAGATGCCTACTGGCGTGCGATGAAGAGAATGAAGCGTGGGCTCAACTTGGATGAATCTGACGGTGATATGGATTTTTTGTTAGATTACGACAAGGTTCACGAATGGATTGAAGAATTATCTCTTTCTAATTCTTCTAAAAAGACCTACTATATCGCCGTTCATCATACGATTGAGAACTTGAAAGACCCCAAATTTAGTGCTGTCGCGAAACAATATGATACTGACATGATGGCCTACATTAAGAAGACACAGCGCCCGCCAAAGAAGAAGACACACGATATTATTACGTGGCCCGAGATTATGACTGTGCGCAATTCATTGGAAAAGAAGGCAGCGAAGGATCCGAAGAATTTTCTTTTAGATTATGTAATTATGTGTATGTATACCTATCTGCCTCCCAGCCGATGCGAATATGTTCGTATGAAAATTCATAAAGTGGCTGCGGGTGTTAAGAGTGCAGTTACTGAAGAGAGCAACTATATCTTATTACGCGAGCGCTCCGCCGATATCGTATACTCCGACCATGTTACTATCAAAGCGCCGAAACCGCTCGTAAAAGTACTACACCAATGGACCAATTTTAACAAGCATCCGTACCTATTTGTAAAGATAGACGGAACTCCAATGTTAAAGAACACGTTGAGCCAGAGAATATTGTCTATCTTCCAGCGTGAGGTACAGAAGAAACTTGGCGTCAATTCTATTCGCAAGGCCTATGTTGCTTCTGTAAGAAATGAAGTACAAATATAAAAAATTTGATATCTATTAAACACATTTGTTAAATAATAAAAGTGTTTAATGTCTCTTCATGAAGAGCAGTTCGGTACAGATCCTGATGAAATATACGTTATTAATATTTTAATTATAGTATTTCTAGTAGGAGTTATTGTATATACTACTTATAGAAATATAAACGAACAACCTAAAAAAGAGTTCTTCAGTGACCGCCCACGTTCTCGCTCTAATCGTAAGTTTGGAGGTTGGGATATTTCTAATCTGACGTAGAAAGGGTTACCTGAATAAATTCTTCTGACCAAAAACTATCAGGATTATATATTTTAGGCCCTATCGAATGGCGCGGAACGTATATCTTTTTGTCTTTATTTTTATTTAGATAGGAGGCCCACCAACCAAATGTGCTCTTTGAAGTCAAAATAGTATGTTCGCACTTTGCTAAAATAGCAAAGTCAATTATTTCTCTATTTTCTTCACAAAAATGTACATTTCTCCATTTAGGTAAATATGTTTTACACCATGTAATATCGTCAGTGTTTATATTATCATGGCTACCTCCAGTAAATATAAGAAATACATTCTCATCTTCTTTAAAATACTTCTCACTGCAATACCCTATATAGGATAATAAATTTCTCTCGTAATACGTATCTCTATTAAATTCTAAATTATTTATAAAATCGCCTCTTCTAATGTGTATACCTACTAACGATTTACCAGGATACAAATATTTAATTTCATCTATATATTTTTCAGCCATTACATTAATATCATCTCTAAATTCTAGACTTTCTTTAATATACTGTTTATACTCGATGAAGTATTGTTCCGATTCAAATTTACCATGTATAGCCGTATTAGGTTTAATATTCTTAAAGTTTTCGTCAAATATGTGTTTCCAGATACTTTCATAATTTTCCATATATTCGTACGATATCAATCTTTCAACAGATTCTCTATTGCGTAATGTAATTCCGTGATTAAAAAAATTTAATAGACTCTCTTGCCCATCATAATGTCTTCTATCTATTTCATCGTACAAACATATATCACAATTATTTCTTTTTCCCAGTGATTTTAGGGCTGCTAGTTGAAAGAGTTGGTTTCCCAACCGTCCATGATTTCCTATATGACGAAAAATTATCATTAGAATACTATTATTATGAGTATTTTAAGCAGTTTTGTATCAAAAATTGACGCCCTCAAAATAACCTAGTCGTTCATCAAAAAATGAGTGTAGCAAAGTTTCAAATCACTCTACACCGCCCTAACGCAAGCGCCTCCCACGATGATATTATCACTGTTACGCCCTTCATGGACGAGTTCAAACTCGAGTTCGTGGGTAAGCAGGATAAACTAAAGCACTTCGTGTACCTATCAGATGAGCAGGTTGTTCAGTATGTTGAGGATATGTTTTATCTCCTTCCTACCGATGCCGATGCCTATCAGTTTATGCAGTTCGACCTACCCTGCTTTCCTTCTGTCATGTACAAGGTGGAGGACCTTGATGACAAGGTCGTTCGCCGTAGCATCCGCGACCGCCTCTGGGCTGTCCTTGGAAACTGGCCCGAGAAGGTTCGCTATGGCTCTGCCCCCATCGCCGATGAGCCCTCCTACTAAAAATAATAAAATATCACATACCTGTATTTTTCATTTGGGTTGACCAAAAAGTAAGAAAAATTGAAATCACATCTGACTCCAAACCTTAAGTCAGTGCATCGAACATTACAAGTCAAAGAAACTTGTTATCCAAAATGCCTTCTCGCTCTCGCAACAACCGCTTCTGCGCCCTTGTCGAGGTCGAGCCCGAGCCTGTCGTCCGCTACAGCCTGCCCGAGTCCTGGGCCCGCCACTCGCCCGAGGCGGTGCGCGCCGTGGCGGCCGTCCAGGACGGCACCGCCTATGAGCTCTACTTGCCCGAAAACTCCGACATCAGTTGGGGCGACCTCGCGTGGGCAGACGATTGGGTCACCGAGCAGCGTGCGCGCGACGAGCGCAAGCGCCTGGGAATTCCAGAGCCCGCCCCTATCGTTCGCCCTGTGACGCCCGTCCGCCTTGCCACTGTGGTCGAGGAGGAGCCTACGCACTTCCGCGCCTGGGACAACTCTGACGCCGAGTCGGAGGAGGCCGAGTGGATTCGCGGCGCCAAGGGGATGCTCGAGAAGGAGATCCACCTCGACGAGAACGGCGAGCCCGAGGAGTGCCGCTTCTTTAACAGCAGCCACGGCTGCCGCACCGGCGCAGACTGCCCCTACAAGCACATCCAGCGCGCCCAGCAGGAGATTGAGTGCCGCTTCTTCAAGACGCCCCGCGGCTGCCGCAGCGGGGCGAAGTGCATCTACAAGCACTGCTAAAAAAACAAGAATAGAACCGAAAAACAAAAACAAAACAAAACATTTTTAAGTGAAAAGATGAATTCGCTAATTTTTAGTTGGAGGCTCCATAAATGGGTTTATCACAAAGTACACCTTCGCTCCTTCCTCTTGCTCCCCTAATTAAAATTGGCCCACGCGAGCCTTTGGTAGAAAAACGTTTTACAAATGAATTGATTGCATACGAACTACTAGTTAAATGCGATGATGGTTCGTCGCGTCGTGGTCTCTACTTTCCTGAATGGAAAGTTAGTTTCTATATATACTCAAATAACCTATGTGTGAAATATATGGTACATAATGATATTACCAGTAAGAAGATTGTTATAGGCGCCCTTGACGCAAATAGGTTTTATGAAGCCTATTATGTATTTAGGGAATCGGAAACTAGATTAGCCGAGACTATGCCTATATTTCAGCAATATGTAAAAGAGGCTGCTGAAAAACTGTGAACTGGCCAAAAATTGACATCCTTTTTCTTTGGCCTGGTCATCAAAGAAAATGATGAAGACTCGTTCAATGGTAAATAATCAGAATCTAACCATGAATGCCGTTCCTTATGTTGCGACCGGCGATGAGCAGACACGCAAGCGCAAGCGTGTACCCAAGGCGCTTGATTACAAGAGTATTATCCAGACTCGCTCACAGAAACTTCTAGAACCGGTATTTGTCACGCCTAATGCTATGGCTGATACAGCGCCTGTTGCAGTTCCCTCTGGTGGTGACTCGAATCCGCCCCCTGGGTACTTTGCTGTCTTTCTAACAATTTCTCTTCTTATCACGGTACTAGGTGCAATTGCGTGGTTCTATATTTGATAAAAGAAATAACTATTTGACCCTAATAATAATAACTCTTGCATTAAAATGACCAAAAATTGAGTGTACTTTATCTTTTTAAATGAAGAGTTATAAAAGATGGTTAACACTCGCTCAATGGCCACCTCCTCTACGCACTCAAAGTCCTCTCTCGTTGCGCCTACTGTTATGACGGTTACGCACGCCGACCTTCATCATCGGTACAATCTCCGCCCTCGCTACTCAAAGCTCGTCGTGACGGTACCTGCTGGCCCGTACAACCTGCGCCCCCGTGTACAGTTCCACTAAAAAAAATAGTATTATATTTTTCAGTTACCAATAACAGGCTCCCTCGACGCTAGCGGCACTTGATGGAGTCTCTTTTTCTGATGGACGAATCCAATGTTCATTAAAGAGTTTAGAAATCACGTTGTGATACTTCCATCGCTCGCCCAGGACACCAAACATAATTTGCGTTCCGCCTCCTGTATGAATCGCTTTTATTCCCTCCTTTTTCAGTGCCGCGACAAGTAGAATAGAAAGTGCACCCATTCCTACAAACGCATAGCGCGCTCCACTGGCCTTAACTTGCTCTACTAGATTCTGAATACCCGCTTGGTGACCGGCTATGCGAATCTCTGGACTCCATGATAGTTCCAGTTTATTAGGTGTCATTGCTGGACCGAACGGTGCCTGAATCGCTACTAGAGTTTGTTCCTCGAGCCACATTTGACCTCCTAGACCATCAGGTGGAAAGATCTTAGTACGGTTTTGCCACTGCCTGCGAATAGATTCGGCGAAGGGACTTACCACCGCAATAGGACCCTTTGTCATCTGAAGCGTGTATTGTTTCGTCGGACTGTAATATGGCTCAAGGGCGCGTAGAACTATACGCGGGATACCACGAGCGAACACACGAAAGAACATGTCTTCAGGTTGAGGATACATCGGATTCCACGCCACGACAGCATCAAATGTCCCAATTGATTCAATCATACTCTTTGCCCAGGCATCTATTGCCTCATCCAGAGACTCGTTAGCACCTGCCCAAAGACCAGCGTTAACAGTGATGTCCTTTTTAATCTTATCAGGATATGATTCATAACTACCAGCGAGTCGGTGACGATAAAAGTTAATCGCATTAAACTCTGACGTTCCAATTTTTCCAATAGCTATTCCGGATTCACTTGACAGCAGTTGGCAGATAAGTTCAGTTGCCTCTTCTATGTGCATAACATGTACACCCGTTACACCACCCATTTTTGCTCTATATACGCATAGAGTTACATATCAAGTTTTTTAATAAAATGCACGAAGTGGTAAAAATTGAAGGCGGCTCGAATTAAATGACATGGTTAAGAAAAGACTAAAATGCCTCGCAATACTACCGGTGGTAAGAATTTCAAGAAGTTTAAGACGGGCGCTGAAGGCTTTCGGGCCAAGGCGGCCCGCGAGGCTTCAGATGATATGATTGACCTGTATCGTAAGATGGAGCGATTTGGAAAGGATGGCCTTTCTCCTGAAGACAAGGAGGCGTCTCTGTACATGTTCGCTGGACGCGTGGTACGCCGATTCGGCCACGGTCGAATGGAGGTTCTCTGCCATGACGGAATCACTCGCCAGTGTCGTATTCGTGGTCTGCTGAGGAAGCGTGGTCAGGTGTTTATTGATGTCGACCACATTGTTGTCGTCTCTACGAGAGAGGCGATTGAGTCCGATTCTGATGATGAGACCGGCGTCTCTGCAACGCACGAGGTCGGTGGAACGGCCGATATTATCGGACTCTTTGATGAGAAGCAGTCTGCAATGCTGCGCAAGACTAATATCAGTCGTGCTCTATTCGCTAACGTAAAGGCGGCGGGCGGCGTTCTTGAGGATGACAGCGACTTCTTTGACCGTAGTGAACTTCTACAAGAGGAGACCGAGGGCAAGGAAGATGTTACGCGAGTACTAGGAACTCGCACTGGCCGCGCTGCCGCTTTTACTGCCAAGTTGACAGAGGGTGGCGACATTGATATCAATGCTATTTAGAACAAGGAGTAGTTTAAAAATCGGCTATTTACAAATAGAATAAAGAAAATAGCAATCAGCGGCTTAATTTTTTAGTAAATCAACTTTATAATTTATGACTATATTGAAATAGAATCTTGCGTGGAATGTACTTTAGTGCCCTCATATCTGTTGAGTCAAGTACAACACGCGGTGCTTTGCCTGCACTATACGCTTGCATCCAGCGAAGAGCACAAACACACCAGTGGTCACCTGCGACTAAACCAGGAAAGTTATCTTTTGGCCTAATTAAATCATTATCCTCTTTTAACATATATTGTAAAAAATCGTCATCCACAATGGCACACACAACATGGGTTCCCGCATCATTATTTCCAGTAGAACAAAACCCGTCGCGATAATACCCCGTTACTTTACTTAAGTTACAGGGTTTCAAGGGTTTTCCAAGGACATTGACTTTACCTACACCCCCTATCTTGCGCGTGCGTTTGCGATTGGTGCGCTTTTTATATGTACGCATCTCTAAAATAGGACTATATAAAATATTATATTTTATTCTATAACCGGGAAATGTGGTAATAAATCAACAGTAGTAGTAATTACAGATAACAAAAAAATGAACCCACCTTTTTATGTCTTCTAGATACAAAAAATGGCCTTTCTTAAGACTATTGATCCGAAGGGTATTTGCGCTGATTTTCCGGCCACGCTGGCCTACACCTATCCGTATCCTCTTGACCCGTTCCAGCAACATGCTGTTGCTGCGATTCATCGCGAAGAGAATGTGCTTGTTACAGCGAAGACCGGTTCTGGTAAGACTCTGGTCGGCGAATACCAGATTCATTATTCTCTGGCTAAGGGGCGTCGTGTATTCTATACGACGCCTATCAAGTCTCTGTCAAATCAGAAGTTCCATGACTTGAAGAAGATCTTTCCCTCCGTCGGTATTCTGACTGGTGATATCAAGTTCAAGCCCGATGCCCAGGTTGTCATCATGACGACCGAAATTCTGCGTAATATGCTCTATAAGCGCAAGGCCAGTACGGCGTCTCTGGGCATCTCGTCAAATATCTCATTGGACGACCTGGATGCCGTAGTCTTTGATGAGGTTCACTATATCAACAATCCACAGCGGGGAAAGGTTTGGGAGGAGACATTGATTCTGCTGCCTCCAGAGATTCGTCTGATTCTCTTATCAGCGACTCTGTCCGCACCAGAGGCGTTTGCGACGTGGATTGGTGACCTCAAGCAAAAGCCGTGCGTTCTTATTTCGACTCTCTACCGCATTGTTCCGCTGACGCATTATGTGTTGCGTGGCGATGAAATGGTCTGTATTATGGACGCCAAGGACAAGTACGAAGATAGCATGTACAGAGGTTGGCTAAATTGGCGCGATGGCGTTCAGGGTGCTTCTGATAAGTTCAAGCAGAAGGTCAAGGATGCGCGTGCTGGTGGCACCGAGGGTGCTATCGACGGTAAGGTTGTAGTCGAGTCCTTTCTACATCAAATGAATAGCACCATTAATATGCTTTCCGAAAAATCGCTATTGCCTGCCCTGTTCTTTGTATTTAGCCGTAAACAGTGTGAGCAGTACGCGAAGAAGATTGAGTCAACTCTGATAGATAGCAGCGATGCGGCTGCCGTCAAGCATATCATTGAATTTCATCTTCACCGCTACGAATCAGTGAAGAATACGTACCAATACACTGTGATTTCTGAATTGCTCATGCGTGGCATCGCCTATCACCACTCGGGTCTGATGCCACTTCTCAAGGAAATTATTGAAATCCTGTTTGCGCGTGGACTCGTCAAGGTGCTCTTTTGTACAGAGACATTCGCTGTCGGTATCAATATGCCGACCAAGACGGCAGTTTTCCTAGACTATCACAAGTTTGATGATAACAGCCGCGGACAGCGATGCTTGTTTACGGACGAGTATCTCCAGATGGCCGGTCGTGCTGGTCGGCGTGGCATCGATAAAGTAGGAACTGTACTGTATCTGCCTCAAAGAAAGCCGGCCTTTCCTGAAGAGGTCAAGGGGATGATGAGTGGCTCGACACGTGCGATTCAGTCGCGAATGGACTTTCATTACGACTTTCTGCTAAAGACGATGCAGTCTGGTGAGTTGCGTTGGCTCTCAATTCTCAAGGATTCCTACTGGTACAAGCAGCGGATGGTTATTCGTGATATGCTGGTCAAGGAACAGAAGATTCTAGAGGATGACGTGGTCAAGACGCGTGGTCTTATTAGCGAAACCGACTACGCTGAACTCAAGGAGCGCGCTGACCTAGAAGAGCAGATTAAGACCTCTGTCAATGCGAAGAAGAAGGCTGCGCAGAAGCGCCTTGTTACCTGGCAGGCCGCACATGAGGGTCCTCGTTGGACCTCAGCCTGGCAACTACTACCGCAACTGATGCGCCTTGAGCAGGCTGTTGAGTCGAAGAAGGCTGATATCGCCTCGTGTGAAGAGATTTCCTCCACAGTCGAGCCGCGTCTTCAATTCCTAGTGGAGGCTGGCTTTCTCAAAGATGTAACGGATGCGACCACAATTAGCAAGGAGAACCTGACGCTGCGCGGCATTCTGGCTACAGAGGTCAATGAATCACATTCACTTCTGACAGCGGAGGTCTATGTTCAGGACCTTATGAAGGATTTTGACGCTGAACTTATTCTGTGCGTCCTAGCCGCATTTGTAAACGAGAAGATGGACAGCGGAGCCGCACTAACTGTAGAGCAATTGCGTGTTCCCCAAAAAATTAAGGACATGCTGTACACGATTGACGGAGTAGCAAAGAAGTTCCAGGAGATTGAATCGGCATGTGGAATTCCTTATGATAACTACTGGGACCTCAATACGGCTTGGATTGAGCCGTTGTGGCGCTGGCTACAAGGCGATACGGCGCCTTACTTGTGCCTGAACTATGGAATGTATGAAGGCAATCTGACTCGCACAATTCTGCGTATGGGCAACATTGCGGATGAATGGATTGCGCTGGCGACCTATTGTGAGCACACGGAAATGGTGCAGAGGATGACGACTATCAAGGAAAAGTTGCTGCGCGAAATCGTTATCTCCGATAGTCTGTATCTGCGTGTTTAGATTTACAATTTATGCGTTAAATAGATAAATAATATATACCACAATAACCTGTGTAATTAATCATTATTCTTATACTTGTGCCAATACATCCGCGGATACCTGTTGACAACTACGTTACGCCCAACAGAACGCGTCTGTTTATTGAGTCTTTTTCTATTCTGTTTTACTGAATAGACACGATTGGGCTTATTAACCGACGGTAAACGCTGTTGCATAGGGCCTGGTGGAGGTTGCCCGTAGGGTAAATGCGGCGCCATAAAGGCCATATATTTTGTAATATTTTCTTCTGTTAAAAGCCGACCAAAATGTGGTACAATCTTCTTATAGGCTTCGGCGGCTGCTTGGGCGCTGATGCGCTTATATGGGTCGAGATTGAGCATCTTAAGAACTAACATATAAAAGGGGCGTGTTATAGAATTGTGAACATCGATAAGCCATTCTTTCTGGGTCTCATCTGTTAGTTCGTCCAATAGACCCTTTTCGTATCGACCATGCATAAATTGTTTTTTACCACCGTTCGTCTCGAGAAAAGAAACATGTCCATCGTTGTGGTCAAAATTATAATTGAGAAATTGTCCCATATGTCTTCCATATAGACGAGAGATAACCTTTCCTAATGAGTAGACATCGGCTGCGGATAAAAGAAATTGTGTTATCTCTGGACCCTCTCTTCCTGGATAGTCGGTCTCTAGTTTATTTTCCAAATCCACTTCAAAATCAAGTAGATTATTTGCTGTTTTATATTTCTTCAGAAACTTATCGGCGTCGTGTGGTAAAACCATTTCACTGGGAAAATAATACGAATCCTCTTTAAAATTATCAAAAAATTCATGGTTCACGGCGTAAGAACGTTCAGAAAAATCTTTACCCTTGAATGTAAAACTCAAGAGGAATTGCGTATCAAATGGATAAATAGAACTTTTATAATCAGTTAAGAAGGCCTTTTGTGTTTTGTGTGTTCGTGTATCGGCTATACCAAAATCGATATAGCGGCAGCGCATCGTATCATCGCACACAATATTGTCTGATTTTATATCTAAATGATAGATAGGTTCTACTGCGTTTGTATGTAATAGAGCAAGACCTTCAAGTAGTGAGGTTAGACCAGAAAAGAAGGCGGCGTAGTTTACCGGCTGAATAATGAGGTCGTAAAGAGTAATACCACCGTATTTAAATTGTAAAAGACGCCCCTCTTCATCGCTAATATCAATCTTGCATTTTGCTATATTATTTGTTTGTAACCGTAGCGATTTCTTATAACGGCGACTGGGTTTACAGATTCGGTCGGGGTAGATAAAATACTGTTGTGTAGGGTCAATCTCTTTTAGAATAGGTTGTAGTATCATTTCTGTCTCAGCCGACTCTTCAGTTAGGTATTTACTTATTGTGTTTTCGCCTGGATTTTCCTCTCCTTCGCATAACAAACTTGGTCTGAAAATACAACCGTAAGCTCCTTGCCCTACTAGTCCGCCGGCCTTCATCCTTATAGGAGCAATATATAAAAATGAAGATATATTTGATTCTTTGCATTAATACAAATGCATATTTCCTCTCTTATGCCGGCTGGACTCTTGGCCGCTAATCTTGTTGAACATGAATATATCATGACCTATCTTGTTGAAGGTGATGTGGTTTACTTTACGGTCAAATCTAAAACAAGCAAAATGCGGATTGTTTTAGATATGGTAGTTGATATTTATGACCGCGTGTGTGAAGTGCGCGTACTTCATAACGATCTTCTGACTGGTGACCAATATACTTCTTTTGTAAATGTGTTTACTACTTGCGTAAAGGCAACTGGCCTGACCCAGTAGGCGCCGCTTGTACTTTGGGAAGTGACTTCAGAAGAGCCAATTCTTCGCTCTGCTTTTTTAACATTACTTGTAACGCCTTATTCTCCTCCTTATCCACCTTGTGGGCCTTATCAAGCACATCGTACTGCTTCTTAATTGTCTTGTATTGTGTTGTAATACCATCTGTAATCTTATCGCGGGCCACCATTTTTTCTCTGAGCGCAGTGATTGTACCCTGTGCAGTCGTATTTGCGATGCGCTCCGTTTCAAATCGACCTTGTGCTAATAACATCTCACGCTCGGCGAGGTCCTTGGTTGATTGAAGTTTCTTTACATCAGCCTGGAGGGTTGCGAGTTGTGCCTTCTGCTCCTTTGACTCTTTTTCCAAGGTGGCTAACTTGGTTTTTGCATCCGAAAATTGTGTCTGAATAGCCTTGCTCTGTAAATTCGCACGGTCCAATTCGACCTGTATCTTCTGCGAAACAGGGTCAGACTTTGTAACCTTGCCAAGTTGCGCTTTGAGTTGTACAATAATATTATCAGACACCTTCTTCTCTACATTATAACGTTCAACGCCTATCTTCGCAGCCTTCAATTCGTTGTCAGTAGTCATACAGCGGTCGGTGTGCGCTGCCATTTCCTTTTGTGTTTGTGCCAAGACCTTATTTAATTCCGTATTTCTGCGAACCTGGTCGTCCAAATTTAATTTTGTCTCTCTGAAATTAATTTCGCTGGTCTCGCGTTCCTGAACCGCCTTATCTAGATTAGTCTGGAGACCATTCACTTCATTTAATGCCATGTTCTTAACATCTTCGGAGGCCTCCAAGCGCTCACTTAAATCGCGAATGGTTCCTAATTTCTGGGTTATTTCTTCATCACTTTCGGCCTTCGACTTTCTTATACGCGCGATATCAACGTCCTTCTCATATAAACCATAGGCTAAAGTATCTATTTTTGTTTGCTCTAAAACGGCAGCCGCCACTTTTGCCTTTTCTGCCGTCTTCGCAGCAGGTTGTGTCTGGGCTACCGCTTTAGTAGTCGCTAGAGCCTTAACTATTGCCTCCGTAGAGGCTTGAGCGGAAGGTGGTGGACTAGACCTGTAGGTAGCGAAACCCTCCTTTTTCG